TTAGTAATTATTTAAAAGAAAACTACGGTGAGGGCACTATAAATTTAGATAATGGTGAGTTCATCCCAAAAGAAAAATAAATGGCATTAACAGGATCACTAACATATAAAGGATTAACAATATCTAACGCACATTTAAGAGTAATGCAAGCGCACCACAGGGTTGTAGATACATCTACAGAAGCTGAAGATGGATCAGTATCTTGGAGTAAAACGCTATATGCAGATTATTCAGCAAGAGTATATAAAGATGCTAGCTCTTATGCTGCAAATCCAGATGAAGCTATATATACTATAAGCGGATCATTTACTCCATCTGTTGCTGAAGATGCAAAGGATATTGTAGAACAAACATATGTACATCTTAAGACATTAGATACTTATAAAGATTTATCTGATGCATAATGGCAATAGGTAAGGTAGAGAAACTTAAGTATATTGAAAAATCAGATAGATCAAGATCTAGATTTTTAACTACTGATACAGTAAACACACCTCAAATAACTACTGAACCTACTCCTAGAAGAGGTTTGCGTAGAGCTACAGCTAGAGATCAAGCTAGACAACAAAGCACGGTTATTCAAAAAGAACAACCAGGAAGTATATTTGTTGTAAAAACTAATACGGTAAACACATTATACTTTCTTACTGAATTAGAAAAAGGAGAAAGTATAAGAGATATGATAATATCACATTGGAGCAGTTCAAGCACTGATGCAGTAATAAGTTTATATTGGAGTGTATCACCACCATCTGAAGTTGAAGTAACAGTTTCGGCGGGTAGAATCAGCGCACAAACCAAGGGCAACTTTGCAAGACTACTTACAATAGACATGCCACATTCAACAACATTATCATTAGCAGACAATCATATTATTAATTCGTTTGGAAATTTAGATAGAAATATATATTTTTATGCTGTAAGTTCTCAACAATATACACAGTGGACGATAATAAAATAAAGTTCTGTGTACCAATTTGGATGTCAAATTGGGTTTTTGAGGACAAAAGAAAAAACAAATTTACTATTAGTGACGTTATAGTTAAAGGGCACAATAAAGATGAGATTATATCAAATCCAATAATTGTTAATAAAGTCGTTAGAAAAATAAACGGCAAGAGAAAGAACAAACAATTAAAGCCAATAAATTTAACACTAACCAAACAACATGGCTATGGTGTTAAAGAGTAACTAATATAAAATCTATGTCACTTAATGACGAAATAAGAGAATATTTATTAAACAATCCAAATCTTTTACGTAGTAAATATGCTGACACAGCAAAAAAGTTTGGAACAAACTATGAGCAGATAAGAACTATAGCTCGTAGAATCAGAAAAAATAATCCTGATACAGCTCCCAAAGAAAAAGAAGTACTAAACTTTCAAGAAACAAAAGATCAAGCTATACTTTCCGCAGAAAATTGCACAAGAGTAAAATCACTTGAAGATTTACTATCAGCATGTAGTGTTGATCTTGATACATGGGAAGTTGATAAATATGATATAGGTACATATGAAGTAACAGGTTTTGATGCAAAACGTAAGCCTATTACAATTACGATGTATAGAACAAAAGCTTGGTTAAAAAAAATCAAAGCAGAATTAAACATTGCACAAGTAAAAAAACAAATCATAGAGGATCTGTCAAGTCTTTCTCCTATAGTAAAACAAAAAGAAAGATGCAGACCAGATGATCGTAATGATTTGCACCTTTTAGAAATATCCGCATTTGATTTACATTTAGGTAAAATAGGTATTAAGGGTGATGAATATAGTATGGACATAGCGTCAGAACGTCTTTTAAGCGCCATAGAACACCTTTTATACAGAGCACAAGGGTATTACATAGATAAGATATTATTTATCGTAGGACAAGATTTATTGAACTCAGATGGTGATTGGCCAATACCAAGCACAACAAAAGGTACACCGCAGTTCAACAGCAATTATCATATAGATATGTACCGAACAGCAAGAAAACTTATGATCAAAGCAATCAATAGACTGTCAGAAATAGCAAATGTACACGTTATGGTAATACCAGGTAATCATGATAGAGAATCTATTATGCACCTAGGTGATCTTCTTGAGTTATATTACGAAAACAATGACAACGTAAAAGTTGACAACTCTGATTGTCTAATGAAAGCAATACCCTATGGTAATAATTTAATTGTAAGTGATCATGGTGATGGTCCCAAAACAAATGATTTACCAGGTATTATTTCACAAAGGTTCAAAAATTTATGGAGTGATGTAACTTATGTAGAAGTTCACAGAGGTCATTATCATACCAATAAAGCAACAAAACTACAAGCAATAGAAGAGTTGAATGGCATTACAGTTAGAAATTTATCTTCTATGTCAGCTACAGACTATTGGCATGATGCTAAAGGATTTATTGGAAACATTAAAAAAGCTCAAGCTTTTATTTATAGTCGCAACAATGGACTACAAGGTATCTTAAACTACAATGTAAGCGTTTAGTTTATAGTTTTTTTCTTTTATTTGTTTCCTTTTTATATATTTCAAGTAACATAGATATAAGAGACCAGCCTATTATATATATCATTACTATTGTTATTCCAAGTATTATAAACATAATTTAAAAAAATCCTACCCCGTGATAGGGAGTTTAATCAGAAAAGTAATACGATCATGGATTATAGGGTAGGATTATTCTTTTAGTTTGTCAAGTTCAAAACTAAGATGTGCTATAGCTTTTTTGATATCGGATATACCACCGTCATTGTGTTTGCGCTTTGCACGTAAACAATATGTAACGGCAGTTCCGACATTATATGAAAGGTCAAAGTCTTCAATAACCTTTCTAGCTTCATAACGATATTTACTTCCAACATAGTATGCAGGTATTCTATCATCACCAGTGGTGGTAGGATAGAAACCATTTCTACCGATCTCCCAGTAATATTTGTTATGTTCAGTCACTAATCTAGTTTTGTCTTATAGTGTTCAATTATTGTATTCATTTGTCTTCTGTAAAACAACTCAAAGTCAACATATTCCATTTCACCAGAATCTCCATTTAGTTGCTTTGGCTGTGTCTTTTCCCACAGCTTAAACATTACAGATCTCAATCTTTGACTTACAGTCTTTTCATTGAACTCTGTATTAGCTGTTGCTTTTTCAACCGCATCTATTTGATCTTGCGATATAGAATTGGTTGATACTAAAACGTAACCAGGTTTTTTTATTAGTGAAAACACTTTAACCATAGTCTCGTTTGAAAGTTCAGGCGTACCAATATATATACGCAGACTTCCATCTGCTAATGTACTAACTTTATCAATACCGCCTTCAAAAACTACTGAATTTTTCATAGTATATCTTCAAAGTTATTAATTTCAATAGGGTGTCTTTCTAGATCATCTATCCACAATGACATAGATGGTCCAGGCCAAATGTCTGCATCAAGGCATCTTTTGTATAAATACAGTTCATTATTATATATTTCTCTGCCTTTATCTAGTATATCACCATAAAGTTCAAATACATTTAAACTATAGGGTGGATTCTTTTCAATAGCCACAATATAATATGATACCGCTCTTACAGCATCTGTATAAAATGCTGCTTGTTTATGATACATATACTTTTTAATTGATCTTGTAAATGGTTTTAAATTACAATCTTGTGTAGTTTTTAAGTCAACAATAATATCATTTTTATTACAATGTATATCTAGCATACCCTTACAATTTACATCATACTCAGGATTATTCCAGGCTATAATTTGTTCAGGTTTGCCAATTGTTAACAAATCTTTACACAATGGATCTTGCAGTAATTTATCTGACATCATTTGTATAGTTGCAAGTTCATTTTCTGAAAGTAAAGTTTTGAACTGATTTTTCAACATAAACTCAGCATAGTCAAGTTTACCTTGTTTGGTTCTTTTATCTATGTTTGGCGTTACAACATAGTGTTTATCAAACTCATCAGGCTGCAATACATACATATGAAATGCTGATCCAAACTTCATAGCAGGACTAGCAGGTTGTGAGTTATTTAGCATGTACTGAAAATATTCAGGTGATTTGTTTGTTAGATGGCTTAACATACTATTAGACACATAGTCTGTATCATTATAATAGTTTTCATACGTTAAGTTGTGATCTGTAATTAATTTCATATTCTGTTTGTAAAACACCAAGAGACTCCCAGAAGGGAGCTCTTAGTGCAAACAAAACAAAAACCATGGTGAACACGGAAAGAGAAAGTACTACAAAAGTAGTGATTTTATTGTTTGGTCTCTACTTTTTCCTCTGATTTGTTTTGCTTGTCTATGTTAATCATTCTTTCTATAATTTGTTCTGCATTTGGTATTTGCATGCAGTATTTATAAAGAGTCTTTTTAAACTGATTAATCTCTTTAGTTGAAGCTGATTTATTATATACAACATGCACCCATGAAAGAAGTGATACTTCATGGTTTTGTAAAGCTTCTTTAAGTATCTTCATAGTATCAGCTACTACAGGATTTACTTTAAACTTCCTTCCATCAATCTTGATTTCAGTTTTTCTTATTTTCATCTTACGTTTCATATTTATATTCTACTAGTACAATTTCTTCTTTTATTGTCATTGTGGCTTGTATTTTGCCAGTTAACAAAAAATATTGTTTACCATACTTAGGAACTTTGTTAAGTTCTTTTTGGTATTGTTCTAATTTATAATCTAATTTTTCATGAATGCGCTCTATAAATTTATTGCGCGGTTCAAAATATATTTCATCTGATAATTTCATAATACTGATATATATACTCCTGCGTTTTCTTTATCATAACCATATTCTTCAAATACAGGTATAATAATATTGCAGTTATCATCTTCAAGGTAGTCATATTTAACCATAAGATCATGGACAGTTTGACAAGGATTGATATAATCAAACTTACGTTTACTATTTCTAACGAACTTTAAACTAATTTTGTATGGTATTTCCTTGTCTTTAATCATATTTTGGAATCTAAATTTATTTACTAACCACTGATCTTTAGTATTTTTTATATACTTTGACACAGTTTTTGAATTTACAAAATACTTTCCTGTCCATATCTTACTGTTTTTTGAAGATGGTACATTTCCTGCTATAAATATTTTATCCATGCAACAAATGTAATAAAAAACAAAGAGTTGCACCCAAGGGGAATGTGGCGCACTTAAGTCTTAAAGAATAAATAAAAGTGTTGTTTATCAATGTATGGTCACCTATGTTGACAAAGGGGTAATCATCTACCAATCGTGGTTTGTGTCTTTACACCCCCTCTAGCAACAAAGGCAACATACAATTTATTTATTTATTCTACCTGATACCCTTGGGATTTGTTATCTCTAGAACGGCAGATCATCATCTACATCATGAGTATCATAGTTAGCATTGGAGTTTTTACTCCACTGACTATGCCTCATGCTGAACTCAGATATTTGTTCTTCTGTTAGTTGTTTGTTCATATCTGGTGTATATGTACAATTACCACCTTCTTTAGATGACCATCTATATCTAACTGATTCTCTTATCACGGGTTCATCAGTGTCTTTGTTTACACCAATATACTCTTCAGATATAAAGGCCACCATTAAAGACTTACCAATAGAAGCATTCATAGCTGTGCTGTCATCAGAAAAATCTTTGACACCTGCATTAACTAAGAAGTCTTTTATTTGTTTGGTTTTCCATTCCATAGTGGATGGTTTGTCTGTTTCTTTTACAGCCCAAAATCTACATCTACCAACTTTGTTATTACTACTAACATTGAAATCTATAAATGGAGATCCATTATAGTTATCTAAATTGTCAGAAGTAGATATACTAGTAATTGTACATAAATGTGCACCAGGTTTTATATATTCAACTT